AGACGGTGACGGTGAACTCTCTATGGAGGAAGCAGCAGCTGTTAGTTCCATCGGGACTATCTTTGCTGAAAACAGAAGAATAAGGAATCTGCATGTCTTAACCTTTACCAACATCAAAAGACTTGGATATGAGAACTTAAAGGGATGTGACTCTTTAGAATCAATTACTATTCCTAAGAGTATAGATATTATAGACTGGTATACCTTCGGAAGTGTCACAGAAAAAAAACTTATGTCAATAAAGAATGTTATTGTCGAAAAGGGTGAGCTGTCATACATACCAGAAGGATTTGATAACCATATAAAGGATGTTGTAGACTATCCTTCTACGATATCTTCTTTTGGATGGGCTCAACCTTCCTTGCGAGCGAAGATTACCATTTTAAGAGCCCAAACCCCTCCTAATATTGGAGATCGTTCGCTCGGTGGTAACGGACTTATATATGTTCTCGACGACGTAATAGACGTTTATAGACATTCTGACGGCTGGTCTCGTGTTGCAGATAGAATTTATCCCCTTAGCGAGTATCATTCGTGATACTCGCTGAGAGGACGTATGTTCGTGGAAATAAATCTTGTCATATTGTTATCTGCTCGATATAATTCTAATGAGTCATCAGGGACATATAATGTGAGCGCATTTATGCGTGTGCTATACGAGTGAATGCCAGGTGGTGTCTTCGCTCTACATATCACAACACCTTTGTTCTTATTCATCGGATAACGTAAGAACTGTTGCCCTAAGTGCTTGATAGTAGAAGGAAAATCAACGATTCTAACAAATGGACAATACCCTATGCAGTTATCACCAAGGTTCTCGAGACCTTCCCAAAATCTAACCTCAAGCAAACTTGTACAATAAGCAAAGGCTTCATTTAATTGCCTCACATTATGGAAGTGTTGAAAATCATTAAGATTAGTAATATTGTTATTATGTCTAAACATAGTTCCGATGGGATTAAAACAGTATCTAAACACCGTTTTAATCCCATCGGAACTAAGTTTTATAATAATGATAAAATCGTAAGCTTAAAGGCTCTACGTTATTTCAATATTAAGGTTTTAAACAATGACATATTCCGTAAAATTCCTAACTTAAGAGAGGTGTGGATTCCATCTACTGTTAAGTCTCATGCGTATCGAACATTTCTTGATAGCGTCAATATTAAGACGGTGGTAATTTGTAGTGAGATACCATTTACAGATAAAAACTTTTTCCATGTAAACACCTACGGTCATATACCTTCAGATTTAAAAGTATATGTACCAGACTCAGCATTATCAAGATACAAGGAAGCATGGAAGAATTTTCCTTATCTGTCTCGTCTACATCCACTCAGTGAGTATCAAGAGTGATACTCGCTGAGTGGGTGGATATATTCTGCTATATCTGAGAATGACGTACTTGTCTTGTATAGATTAACGCTCTCGTCTGGAACAAAGATTCTTGAGCCTTTCCTATTATTCCAACCATACGAAGCTCTCGCTCCTTGTTTAGGGGGATTCTTACTTTTGATGATAAAGTTCTTAAAAGAGAGACCCCATAATAAGGAACTCTGTCGCTCCATATTTTCAACGACAATAGTATCTATCGTTGATCCATAGAAACAAGTATCATACATTGACACAGATGGTGGGCATATTAACTTATTGAGACGAACAATATAACGTAAATCCTCTCTATCGATAGATGTGAGATTGTTAAAGATAGATAGGTCTAAGACACCATTCTTTCGATCTAAACCGTTGAATTTAGTCCCGATGGGATTAAAACGGTGTTTAAATGCTATTTTAATCCCATCGGGACTATCTTCTACAATATAAAAACAGATAACCTATCAGACTTGAAACATTTTAAAGCAATCAAATCCCTTCCGTCTGTACAGTCAGCACTTCGCTCATACTTCTACAATACGAAAAGAATAGATATACCTGAGAACGTTACATCGCTTGGTCGTTATGTGTTAGGTTTCAATTTAGCAACAGTTGTCGTTTTTCATGGAAAGACTCCTCCAAGTCACGACTGGACATTTTCTAACACGACAGGAACCTACGATACATGTACACCTAATGGGTGCAAGTTCTATGTCCCAGACGAGAGCTTAGAGGTGTATAAAAAGGCTTTTACAAGCAAACCTTCTCCATTAAGCGGAACATCTATTATTCACCCTATGAGTGAACTTCACGAATGATACTTACTAAGCGGTTCATATTCTAACCATGGTGCGAGATTAGCAGAACGGTAAGATTCTATACTTTCATCAGGAACATATATGTGTTTTATCTTCGCTCCTAAGAACTCCCAATATCCATATTTTTGAGGGGGCTGAGTTCCATGGAAAATCAGATTGTCTATACGTGCTTCGTGAAAGCAAGTACCCCAGAGAAAAGATACAGTAGAAGGTAGCTCTATCGTACTTACTGTAGCATTTCGAAAGGCTCCTGTCGCTACGCTCGTGCAACCTTCAGGTATAACTATAGACTCTTTTACTGTTGTTTTCTGGAAGGCTCCATCACTCAGTTTGACAGTTCCAAACATACCAAGTTCTTTCAGCGATTTAAACGATCCGCCTCTGAACATAGTCCCGATGGAACTAACAGCTGCTGCTTCCTCCATAGAGAGTTCACCGTCACCGTCTTTATCCCAATTTTCAACACAGATTCGCTTCACCTCAGGGTCTTCAAACCTTATCCACCACTTAGCAATGTTTAATTTAAGTTTTGGGTAGTGTTGCATTAGCGCATCGTAGGTGTCACGATATGCACCAGTGGTGAGGTTGATTGTACCATCGAGTACTGGGTAAGGATCATTGCCGTATTGACCTTCTGCATCGATACCTTGATATGTGCCATCTACCAGCTGGGAAAGTTTATCGAATGCTCGTCCGTCCGTGAATGTCTCATTGAACCCGACACAGCGAACGTAGCGCAGAGCGTGAGGAACTTGCCCTACCTGTGCATCCATTATTCCAATGAGCATCTTAATCGGTTGAAGGTTATCACAACCACTCACGAAGTAACTCATAACGTTAGGAGCACACGCTTCTGTATTGCACTTCTCGTTGGTAAGTTTATCAAGATTTTTTAGCTCGACGTATGAGGTCGAAGCTGGAAAATCCACTTCTTCGAGTGCACCACCATCAGCGAAGTGTGCCTCTGATAGTGATGAACCGCCAGCGAGGAACTTGCGCAAACGGAAGTTATTACGCATATCGAGTGAACCTCCGAGCGTGGATATATTCTGAATATCAATCTTCTCTAATGAGGTAGTGTTACCAAGCGTTAGAGAAGATATGAGTATCTTCACCTTCTCTTCATTCTCATCGCCAAGTTTCAGACGCTTCAATCGCTTACCAATGATTGAGAGTGCACCATTGATCACATACGAACTCCAATCGCCTATATCGAGCAGGTAGTCGGCTGACTTGATAGATAGCTGCTGGTCACTGGTGCCGTTAATATCTACGACTATCTCACACGGCTTACCAGCATCCGTGCGAGTACCACGCATGATTGTGGTACCGTATGCGATTGTAGGGTACAGCTTCATTGCTGGTGTCAAGCGCAAAACGATTGAATTAGTCGTTGCATCAGCCTGTGCAGAGGTACGCACAGTGATAGCACCTTCAGCAGTCTTTGCATCATAATCACCGAAGCTGTACTTGCTCATCAAGTACTGGATGCGTTTCTTTACCCACGCTACTTCAGGCGACTTTCCATCACCAAGAGACTGACCCAGTGGATCGGTGTCGTTAGTATACTTACCTTGCAGCATTGCAAGTTTCATCTTCTCGTAGAACTTGCCATCCTCATTGTATAGCATAGATGAGAAGTGATCAATTACTGAGAAGTAATACCTCTCGAAGTATGCAAAGAGTTTCTGCTGGTGCGTACCTTTCTGTAGCCCTCCAAGTTCCTCCATCTTCGCAAGCATACGACGCATCATCTGCGCACGCTCCTCGGGGTATGCTTGTTCCATCAGGTTCCATAACACGGATTTCTCACCATTCCATACTGGTGTGCCGTCCTCGTAGGTGTCGTGATATTCTACATGGTAAGGCTTTTTCATCAAACCTTGATTGATGACCGTTAAGATTGTATCAAGGTCATCCTGTCGGAACTTCCATTTACTCTTTGCCATTTCTATTCTTTGTTAAAGTTATACGGATAAATGTTTTTCGCACAGTTATCCGTCGCTGCTGTTGTTTCTACGTATAATTGATGATAGAGCAGATCCATTATGTCCCAGTATTGTGCCTGCTCGGCACGGAACTTCTGAATGCGTGCTGACTTGAATAACTCATTGAGCTTAGTTGCGTCACTAACTGAGCTAAATATTGTCTCAGTTAGTCCGTACTTGTCTCCGACCAACTGCTGACGAAGATTTACAACCGACACACCGCTATCAAGCGTCGATGGGCAGAACTTCTTATACAAGCTATCGTAATAGTATAGGTTGTATTGATTTGGGTCACCTTCTTTCGCAATCCAATACTCAATGTGAGTCGAGCGTGGATCAGCGTTTAACTCGTCAAGTGTACCATTGAATGGCTCAATGAATGTGTTACACGAATAGACTATGTTATAAGCTGGTATAAACGACTCTACGAGCTGCTCTGCTCGCTGACGGGTTTCATTGTCTGCTGTAGTCTTATCATCGGCAGGGAGGTCAGCATAGTCTAAGTCCCAGCAATTCTCCCAAGAGAGTTCAGAGACTTGGTACTGATACGCTTCTTCCTCCGCATTATAGCGTATTCTTCGCTTATCCCAAGGCACTTGAAAGAGTGTCAAGCGTGGCGAGTTATCAGAGCCTTCGATAGATAAGAGGTCGGGGAAAAGGTCCTTGTCATATCCGAAGGTGGCTGCATCTCCCTTATCGGGTCCGAGTGTAAACAGACCGACAAACTTGTACGTCACAGTACCGTCTTCTGCGGTCTGTTTTTCGAATCCAACGAATGTCTCTTGAAAAATAGAGACACGAGCTTCGCTGTTCTGTTCTACGCCCTCATTAGTTAGCCCTACAGCTTTCCATAGATCGGTGAAGGAGTTAACGCTGCCCATCTTGTGGTATTGCATAGAAGATGCAGTATTCTTCTTTCCTGTCAGCTTAGATATTTTTGAAAGGTTCATGAAAAACTTAAACTTCTTTTGAGCCGTCTGACCATCCTCGTAAATAACAGTCGAATCATAAGATAGTTTTCCTTTCCAGTTCCAGAAGTAGTATAACATGGAAGATGTACCTTGTCCTTGCATTTGGAAATTGGTAATAGTCAATCGAAGAAGATTGGTATTACCGTCTTTCGGGTATATTTCAAGAGTGCCTTTAGGCTTGTAGGATTTACCATATTCATACGCAGGCAATGGTTTGTCAAAAGTAAAAACGTTGACCTTGCCACGCACCTTGTCGAAATCGACCGTAGTACCGAGGGTGTCGTAGATGTCATTATCCAATTTCTCGGCACTCTTCTCTCCTACGGTTGCAAGTGCATTGATATAGTCTTGATGTACGTTAGCAGCGTCCATTGCGCTGTCATAGATACGAATGGAATAGAGGTCAACATCTGCCTTATCTGAGCCAATAACAATGTCACCACCTGAGCCTATCTGCATAGAGTCGGTAAGCAAGTAGGCGAACTTACGAGCTTCAATGCCGTCAATGTAGAGATAGACGAGATTAAGATAGTAGCTATTCCCATTCAGTACGTAAGTGTACTTCTTAGGACTAATCACGAGTGCCAAACGAATACGCACACCATCGTCTGTGCTCATCGCCTGTACATCAGGATTACGTTCACTACGAGTTGCGAACATAATAGAAGATGGCTTCACTTTAAGACCGATATAACCCTTCTGATAAGGCATTGCAATGGAGATACACTCTGCATCGTAATCAGAGGTGTTGTTAATCTGATAGTCTATCTCGATAGTCTTGCCACTTTGAGCAGCTTCCTTCTCAAATGGCTTGTAATCGATAGTAAGGCGTGACCCTGCGAGCAAGCGCAATGTGCGTGCACCTTCATCATCCGTCACCCAGCCGTCACGAGAGAAGGCTACGTTCTGCCAATCAGAACCGACATGATCTGAGTTGATAAGATTGCGGAGGACGTTGCGGTCAGTGTCGGTGTTGTTTCTATTCTTCGCATTGAAATAGAACACCGCTCCTGCTGTAGCTGAATAACCCTGCGAGTTATCAACAGGGAAAGGAATAGCATCACGCAAGCGCACCTCATCTGTTGGGTGAGTTCTGAAACCGATTAATGCAGTGAAATCAGAGTTATCAATTGTCTCGACTTCAAACGAAAGGGTGTATTGCATCTTGGTCTGTGTCAGTGTATTTTCTGACACATTCTCTTGCAACACCTCGTTATCCTTCTTCATCAAGATTGAGAGTGGTGTTGTAACAGCCTTGCCGTCATATACAGCGTATTCCAACACCTTATTTTCGTACCAGTTAAGTAGTTTTTCCGCCTTGTTGTTCACGACTACCATCTTCACAGCTTCGTTATTAGCGACAGCCATAAAGTCGTAACCTACTGGAGTAGTCTGAACGGTGTTATCTTCATTCGATAGCCACGCAGAGAGATGGAAGAGCCCCGTCTTATTCGTAAATGGCACGGTATATGCCACTGGCGACGAGGTATAAGTTGCGGTACCGAACTGACGTTCATACATCTGTTCGTAACCTTCTCCTGTTATCTTAACATGAAGCGTCTTAGAAATGTTACCGCTGATATAGCATGGAAGAACAATGTCGCCTTGGTACGCCTTCCACCAGTTAAATTCTGATATTGAGAGGAAGAGTGCTGACAGCGTAATAGAGTAAACTAACGCAGGCGAGGTCTGTCCTGTCACCTCACCTGTTATCTTAATCATGATGTTGTTTTGTCCGCTCTCGAGGAACTTGAAAACATCAACAGTGGTAAGGGTATTTGATTGACAACGGCCACGAGCTTTTGATACGAATGTACCGTCACCTGCCTTGGCGAATACTTCGTAAGTTCCCCATTCGCCACTATCAATATACTCGGTTTGCCCCACGTCCTTAGAACGTGATATAAACATAAACTTAATAGCACACTCGCCAGCTGACTTAGAGGCTGATAAGGTGGTAGATGGTGATTGATTGTTTGCTCGAAGATAGTAGAGGATAGATTGCTGTTGACCACCTCCACCTTGCCCGATATTCAGCTCAGACAACCGCATAGGGACCCACTGATCACCATTCCACACTAAGACACACGTCTCCGAGGTGAGGTCGTCAGCCTCAGTATTTACGTTTGAAAGCTGTCCGAGTGATGAGCGATTTTTCGCAATCGTCTTCTTCACACGCTCTTCTTCGGTGTTATGTGCGTCAATGAGTTCGTTAACCTTCTCAGGAATTTTATTAAATTCCTCTGCCGTGAGTTGATTGCCTTTTGACTTGCGATCAATGTATATCGGTTCTATATTCTTTGTCATATCTATGATAATTTAAAAGGAAATACGTACGTGAATCCACGGTTGCCTTCTATCTCCACACCATGTGCAAGAGATAGCGCATGACAGATAATGTCCTGTAACAGTTTAGGATGAGCAGAGGAGAAGTTCTCTCCTGTTGCATCCTCAATGCCACGGATAGATACCAGTGCAAAGCGATTATCCTCTGTACGCTGTGCTTCCGAGATATGTAACTTGATATGTTTCATCAGAAATCCAACTTAGACGGGTAATTCTGCAATAATCCCCCTTGTACAACCAGCGGACTGCCGTCTGAGTCGCAGAATGACGTTCTGCCATTTTCAACCTTGAACCATACAGAGATCGCCTTTCCGTTGAACTTTCCGCTTTCGACTTTATTGACCTTGACCCCATATACACGTGGTTTAGGAACACCATGTGGGTCTCCGTCGTCAATCATGTCATCACCTCCTACGAGGAACTGACCTTCAAGATTCTCATCTGTGTACCAACCATCTGGTATCGGAAATCCGAATGAATCAAGCTCGAATAGCTTTCCATCCTCCTCTGCATGCTCTCCGAGGTTGCCTGTCGCATAGTGATAAGGGGCGTGGTACTGGTGCCAGACCTTTCCCTTGCCTGTTTTTGGATAGACAGCTTCCAGTCCCCTCCCTGTAACCTCAACAAGTGTGCGTTTGGTCCAATAGGCTGCACGATAAGCCGAGACAAGTTCTTTCAGACCAGTATATCCAAGATCATACTTTGCCTGTCCATTTTTATCAAAGAAAATAAGATGTGGATAGCCATCAGCATCAACGGTCATGCTGATTCCTTTCTTTTCGTCCTTCGTGAAAATATCAAAAGTGCCCTCGTACATTTCGATATGCAATCCCTCTTTACTTGGTGCGGTTCGAAGACTTTTTGCCTCTATCAGTTCAGCATTTACCTTTCCATCCTCTGTCATCAAGGCGACATCGCCCTTCGGGGTCCGCACCTTGAAATTTTTAGCCGTCACGGTGAAGGTCTGCTCTTCGCCGTTAAGCACAAATCCGACTGCAATCAGTCCATCTTTCAGACTTGTAATCGTAGCAGATATCTTGTCCGCTGTTGTTTTGAGTTCTGACTTGAACTGCGCAGATGTAAGAGCCTGTGCTGGATACCAGTCTTCTATATCGAAAGACTCATCTTTCATTTTCGACCGTACACAGACAAGCAGGTCGTTATTGTACTTCTCTCCGTAAGTAGCATTACTCCACTGGTCGCCTTTGTCGTATGGAGGAACTGGCTGCTCACGTACGAACATCCTACGCTTTCCGTCGGCAGTGTCCTGTGCTCTCTGTGCAGCTTCGAGAGACTTCAACACATCAGCGTCGGTTATCTCCTTCCACGAGTAGGTGTTGTCCGCATTCTTCTCAAATGAATACGCTCGACCGCCACCTGTCTGCGCATAGCTACGATTATAGTAGATGTCATGCTCGTGCATTTCTTTTGTCGCATCGTCCGTCCACTCACTGGCAGGCTCTGTTGAGGCTGTCGGCACAGCGTCACCGAACCAAATCACCAGCTGCTTGTCCGCTTGTTGTTGAACAGCATTAACTTGTGACTTCAAGGATGCAATATACTCTTCCATCGGCATATCGTTTCCATGTTCGTCTGTAACCATCCACCAAGAGCCTTCAGTCGGACTCATCTGAATCTTTGGTTTTGGCATTGAGAACGAATTAATACCCACATACATACGATAGTAAGGTGAGCCTGTCCCTGCTGCTGCCTGAATAATTGCGTGCTGGCGTACTGGATTTGTCTTATTACCTAATGTAGACACTTCATCGCCTACCTTAGGCTCATCGCTACCACTTGCGTAATCGTCAGCGTTTGTATTGCCACAGATGTCCACATAATCAGTACCGAGTCCGAAGACACGTCGATGCCAATAGTGATTTGACATCTTACCTTGCTGATTAACTAAGTTGAATGTCTCACAATAGGCGTAATCGTCCATTCCCATGGTATTGCTGACCAACCGTCCATCACCATCCTGCTGGGTGAAGTAACACCTCCATCCACCATCTATCTTCTCAACCTTGGAAATGGTGAAGCTGCCAGGAGAGTTGATTACCTTACCATTGATATGTGTCGACTTCATCAGCTGCACCTCTTCTGCTGTCAGCTGCTTACGCACGTGGACGTAATCACTCTCAATGTGATAGTTTCCTTGCTCATCAGCGTATATGCCCGCACCCGTCGAGTCCTTGATATAGTTACCGATGAGTATGCGTGAGAGTAGTGCCACGCCGTCAGCATTGATTGAAAACTGCCCATTTACTCCCAATCCGATACCCTTGAGGAAGGTGATGAGCTGCTGCGCCACGTCTTCTTCCTTCTTGCTTAGGAACTCCTTTTGCGAACGGCGGGCAGAAAAGAGATTGGTGTCGGTCGGTAGTGTAGATTCACCGCTCCGTATGATGTCGGGCACAGCACTGAGAGCAGACATTGCATAACTCTTTGCCTCGTTAATGCCATCATTAATGCGAGTCATGCTGCCCATACTTGTGGCATCGCTGATTTCAAGATTCATCTGGCTGGGTAGCGTCACACTGCGACTAATGCGAGTGATGCGACTGCTGCGAAAACCTGTTTCGGGGAAATATTGTGGGCTTTCCAATCGTATTCTCCGCCCGATATAGAGTTGCACCCTATTGCGTTCTATCCAGACATGGTGTGTAGGACATTTATACACCGACGTGTCGATGCAATGCTTGGCATTGAATGCTTCTACCGCTGCGAGGAACTCCTGTTCAGCCAGTCCGTAATACTCATCGGGCATACGGATATTCCAAAGAATATACTTATCACCAGGCTTCGGAATGAGCAGTCCACCCGGCAGCTGCATTTCATCATTATAAGGCCAGGTGGTTATGATTTCAAACTCTTGTTCCTCGGCATGGTAATTCACTTCAAAATCCCTTCCGTTGAGCTCGCCACTTTGAAACACCACATGCTTTACCAGTCCTGCCAGTTCGTATTTATTCGGGTTGAAAGGTAGGTCTTTATCTTTGAACCAGTATATTTTGAAAGGTTTACCTTCGTTGTCCTTAACCGATGATTCCCTCACTTCGCTCACCGTACCGATACGACGTGGATAAATGTCAGCAAAGGCGGCCTCTTCATAATGATGAAAGACACCATACTTCTCTACATTCATATCCACATATTTCTGACCATTCGGCAACTGAAGATGTACAGCCCCATATTTCTCACGGTCGATATTGCGCGAGCTACCCATAGGAAACAATCGTGTATAAAACTTCACACCATCAGCCATATCGCGTTCAAGCTGCGTGATACTCTCTGGATAACGCAGTATGAGTTCCTCGCCATGCTCGCACCGACAGACGTTCACCGTCTGTCCCTCCACCCACCATTCAGTCTTGGCAGCTTCAGCAACCTTGCGCAGTGCCTCGTCACAATAAGTTCCGCTGTAATCTATTGTCAGGTTCTCGGTTGCAATGACACTACCCATCTTCCACTCCGTTGAATTCATACCAGCATTGATACTGCCAACAATGAGCCTCACATGTTCTGCAGCTGGAGCAGTGAGTGTGAATACTGCTTCGTTCTCGCCATCAGGATTCTTTAGCACCAACAACCGCTTGATAAGACTTTCTATACCATAGAACTTCAAATCATAGCTCCATTCACTCTCACTCTTCTGTGTAGGTAGATAGCGTTCCTGCAGCCAGTATCGTTCACCTTGGAAGTCACACCAGTCGTTTACATCCAGCTGAACAAAACTATGATGCACAAATGAAAGTGAAAGCAGGTTGTCGCCGCCAAGTGTTTTGTCTTGTTGACTGTTATTGCCTGGTTCTATCTGGCACTTCAAATTATTGTCGCTTCCGTATATTTTAATCATCTTGGTAGGTTATAAAAAATAAACTTATCGTTTAAGCCTCATAACTCTATCACTTTTGATGCGTAAACTTATCGTTTACTACCGCTAAGTGATAGGTTTACGAATTGCATAGTAATTGTTCGCTGATAAAATGCTGTTTGAATACTGATTAAATACCATTAGAATGAGGAGACAGGTTCACGAAATTTCACCTTGAAAGCTCCGCATTGCTGTCCTGCCGACCATAGGTTGCTGATTGCCGTAAACCCGCTTGGGAACTGATCGACAAACATACGCATTTCTAAATTCAGCGTAGGAAATCGGAAGTTTAACCACCCTTTATTACCTTGCTTCAAAAAGTGCACGAAATCAGTGTATCGTCTGACGAACTCATTCGATGAGTTGGCACTAACGGCAAAATGAAGTGTTACGTCTCGCCCTTCAGTCTTCGGGTGCAGGTCATCGCTATACTCTTCACCATGTTGCTCACGTATATTGACTGCAACATTCGCTTTTGTCTTTGCAGGTGCGAGCAGCGCATTGAGATTCTCGTGTCCGCCTTTCTGCTCCTCTCGTAAGAAAGCTTTGTAAGTTGTCCAGATGTCAGTATCATTGATAAACACCTGCCCTGATAATATGTGTTCTGCCATAAGTTTATCTCATTTTTATTCCGTCACGTTTCATA